ATTCGCCCAATAATAGAATCATCCTCAATGGAGCAGGAGATATTGCACTTGTCAAGATTTATCTCAAGGTCTTCAACATAAATGATTCCATCAAAATTCAAGCCATTAGCACAATCCTCAATGATTTTTACTTTAACGGTCTTGCAGGTTTCATCCGACTGAAAATATGGGAGAAGGATGTCATAGCCATCCCCCCAAAAGGTCACATCCGAAATGAAGGCATTGAAAATGCCAGGATTCTGATTGTCCCTATACACCTCCAACTTTGCATCCATCAAGCCCATAGGCTCGTTCTGCAAGGTTACTCCATCAAGAATTACCGTATAGCTCATTTGAATCTCCTTCTGTTTATTACCTTGGCCGAAGTGCTTTCTCTACGCATAGCCCTTGCGATTTCGTCAACATTCTTTATCGCAACCTTCCTGTTCTGCTTTAACAAATGCGCCAACTCTGCGGTTTGAAGGTCAAACGAGTTGGTCAAGTTTTCAGCAAACGAATTGCCTACGGCTGAAGAAACATTTTGACTCCCCATTGCATCAATGTATCGCTTGGAAACAAACTCCTCAAAGTTGTTGTCACGGATGGCTTGAAGGACGGGCTTGTATCGCTTGGTTTCTTCTGCGGTCATTACCGACTCGCCACGAGAGAGTCTCGCAGGAATGCTGTCGGATGTGCCGGTGCCAGGGCCGTTAATGTCAATCACCCCATCTTTGAACCCTGGAAACTGCTGAGATTGAATGGCGGCAATTTGGGCGGCAAGCGTTGCCGTAATTAAAGCGGCCTGCCAAAACTTGCCCGTTGCAACCGCTTTAACGATACCAGAAGCCGCATTAATAGTGGCCTCCAATGTGGCAACCTGTTTCTCTTGCTCAAACCTTTTCTTCTCAAGTTGAAGCGACTTCATATTGTATTCCTCCTCGCTAATCAACTTTTGGTCAAGTTGTCTTTTCAGCATAATCGCTTCGTTGTTCAAAAGCGTTGACTGAATGTTTGCTACCGAAGAGTACAGGCCGCCAATTTCGTTTATCACTTCTCCGACTTGGTTTAAGTCAAGGCTTGATATAGCACTTTTTCCTGCCTGCTCAACCCCTGAAAGGGCTTTGGCTAATTGGGCCAAGGCTTCAAAGTCCCCCGTTTGAGACATCGCCTCTTTGATGTCGTTAGCCATTGCCTCAAATTGTTGCTTTACAATGGCCCTTCTCCGTCTGTATGTGTCTAATTGCGTTTTCTCAATGAGGTCATTGGCCTTTTGAATCAACTCAACTATTTTCTCGTTGGATGCAACGGAGTCATCAACAATTTCCTTGTTTATGTTTTTGAGTTCGTTTTTTAGGCTTTCATTAATGAGGGCTATTTTTTCTGCCTTCAATTCCTCGGAATCGGTGGATATTCTCACCTTAAACTTTTCAAGCTCGGCAACCTGCAAGGCCAACCATTGCTCGGCATTGGCCCTTCCTTGTGTTCCTTCTTCCGCGGTTTCAACGAGATTCTTAGCGGTAACGATGGCTAACTCAAGCTCGTCCTCCCTTTGTTTTCTAATCTCCTTGTCTAACTTCTGAAGGGCATCAACGGGTGGCACATAGACTCCTTCCTCAATGACCTCGGCAACATTCGGGTCAAAGGACTCAACCATCTTCCGGGCCTTCTCCAGGTCTTTATCAAGCTTTGCAAGGCTTAATCCCATCGCTTGTGGCGTGTCCCTTTGTTCAATCTTGGCCAGGTTCTTGCGTGCCTCAATAACTTTTACGAGTTGGTTGTAGTAGGCCGTGGTTCCTTCGGTCGTGGCTACGAGCCTTTTTTCTTCAAGGGCCAAAAGTTCTTTTGCCGACTTTATTTCGTCTTTTGACGCTTGTTCGGCATCCATAGCCACCTGCGTTTCTTTTTGGCCTTTTGATTGAAGCACATTAAGAATATCAGAATAAGCGGCCTGCATAGTCCGTATTCTTTGGTTTTCTTCAGTCGTTGGAAATAGCTTGGTTCTTAACGGCTTCATCTTTTGCTCAAGAGCCTCTAAAGCCTTAATCAACTCATCGCTTGATAGTTGCTCTATGGATTCAGCCGCACCATTAGACACCTCTCTCGCCGTTTTGGACACAAGACCAGAAACACGGTTTAGGAAAGATTGATAATTCAACTCAGCAACCTTTTGAGCCTCTTTTGCGGCTTCTGTCTCCCCGAAGATTGCTGCGCCAATTATGTCTATGCCCTTCCTTATCGTTGGAAGGCTCTTCATCGTTCCAAGAAATCCCTCGCCCTCTGCGTATGGGGTTGTCAATATGTTTTTGACATAATCAACACGCTGACCAAAGGCTGTAAATGCATTGGATATTTCGGTAAGATTTGCCTCGCCTATGGTTCTTTTGAAATCGTTAAAGGCATTTGATGCCCTGTTTAAAGACGCATCAAGCGACCCTGCTTTGCCTGCAAGGGCAGGGGCAAATGTTTCCTCAATGACTTTCGTGAACTCGGGGAGGATTTCGGAAGAAATAATGCCCCCAGACTCCATTAGCTTAATAAACTGCCTGTTTGTCAATTCTTGTTCTGGGTGCAGTCTATTGTAAGCCTTAACCATAAGGTTGGCCGCACCGGGTAATGCTTCCCCAAGCTGCCTTCTTAATTCTTCCGCAGAAACCACGCCTTTGGACAGCATTTGTTCCAAGGCCAAAAATGCCCGTTGAGTTTGCAAAGAACTTGCGCCTGCGGCCCTAAGACCCGCCGAAACCTTCACGAACATCTCTTCGGCCTGGGCGGAGCTGAAGCCAACCGTTTTTGCTGCAATTCCGAATTTTGAAAACCCATCAATCAACGGCTCAAACTCAAGGCCAAGTTTTTGTGCAACCTTGTAAAGCCTATCAAACGCCACTTGCCCACCGGCTCCAGACTCAAATACAAAGGCTAACCTGTTTTGGAGTATCTCCGTTTTTCTCGTTACATCAACAATGGACCTGCCAAATTCTATGACTGACTCAATAGCAAAATAGGCAGCCATTCGTGCTGCAACCCTTTTGAGCAAATTGTCAAAAACATCTATTTGATTTTTGGCTGAATTGACCGCATTGCCCATCCGGGTCACATTGTTGGTCGTGTTGTTCAGTTGGGCATTGACCTGGGTGAGGTTCGTGTTCACCTGGGCCAAGACATTGACCGTGGTGTTGAACGAGTTGTTGATGTTGTTAATCGTACTCAGCCCTTGGGCCGAGGCGATGTTGGAAAGGGCTTTAGCAGCAGCGGTGGCGTAGGCCGATAGTTCTTTGTTTTTAGCGATAAGCTCGTCAAGCTTTCGCTTCATATCGTCTATATTCGCATCGTAACTTACCGATATTTTATCAGCCATTGGTGTCTTGTTTAGCTTTGCGTTGCCTTTCCTCTTGGAAATGCTTGAGCAAAGTTAAGACATCCTCAACGGATGTTTTCATATACTCCTTGTAGAGGAATATATCGCCCCTCGCTAAGAAAACGAAGAACTCACGCCAATTTAAGTCGTTGAGGTAGAGTTCCGAGCCGAGATTTCGGATTTCAGGAGTTCCCTCGTCTGCTCCAGCCGGGAGGAGGCCATCTCCCAGAAGATTGTCCAATCTTCTTCTAAATGTTCTATATTGGGAAAGAACTGACTCAGCCCGGCTAAAACGAAAAAATCGTACAACTCCTTGCCCTTGTACGCTTCCCTAAACGCCTCCACCTTCTTTTGCTCAAACTCGTTGTTCCACTCGCCTGGGTTTTGGTCTTCACGGATCAACACCGCTCCGGCCAACTCCATCATCACTTCGGGGTGAACGAGCATATCCTTCCTCCTGCGCATCTCCCCGACCAAAAAGCCAATCTGCGCCAGGTTCTTCACGGCGGTGCCATCCACGGCCTTGTTCAAGGCTCCCTCCATGTTCTCCAGAAAGATGTCAAGCTCTTCCCTTGAAACCATCCGCTGCAACTGAATCACGAGGTCTTGGATCCGTCCCATTCGGTCAATGGGGATGTCAAAGATGTTTTGGTAAATGAAATACCGGTGGCCCTGGCAGGTCAGCGCAAACTTCAAGCCACGCATCTTGTCGGGCTTGTAGGTATCGTCCCACACCATTTGGGTCAGCTCCTTCTTGAAAAGCTTGTAAACGAGTTTGTGTATCACGAGAGTTTAATGAGGATGAAATTGAGGCTTACGCCCACGAGCATCACGACACCCATTTGCAGGAGGTCAAAGCCCATCAGCGGGGCGGTTACAAGGTAGAAGATGCCTCCCCATACCGAAGCCATACAACCCACGCACCCATAAATAGGTTTGTGAAGGTTGGGGAACTTATGCGGGGGGATGGTTTTCTTGAACCACTTGCCCACCTTGCCGAGGAGTTGTTCCTCCTCAAGCATAATGGACAGCGATACGGTCATCAGGCTTACGGCCAAAGCCCGTGCCAGCGTGTCAAGAGATGTCATTTCTTCTTCTCAAAGGTCATCCAAAGGACGCTCACGAGAGAAATGGTCGCACCAACGATTTCGGCAACGGACGATTCGTCCAAATAGCCTTTCGCAGCGAGTAAACCGCCAGCGAAGGTCAATGCGTGGCGTAGGAGGGGGAGAATTAGGTTTTTCATGGGATTGGGTTTAGATGGGGTGATGTTGTGCTTTGGCAAAGAAACCCGCAAGGATTCGGGCAATGCAAACACGCAAGGGGCGTGTCGTTCTTTTTTGGTCATCATGGCTTAGGGGTTGATATATTTGAATTGAAAGGAAAAGCAAGATTCTGCGGTTGGGTAAGTCGGAGCGAGGGTCAGCGGTAACTCATCGCCATCCAGGTTAGGCGAGGCACCGCCGGTGTAACTCGCATAAGCCCGTACCTCGTAGGTTCGGCCAATGGCGAAATACGCTTGGAGGTTATCAATCGTGGAGTTGGGGATGGTGATCGCTCCCGACACGGGCGTGGCCATCGTGAAACGGAAGGGGCGGTCAAGGGTCACATCGGTAATCACAACGGTAACAGCGGTGCTTGGTGTGGTATAGCCAATCACAACGCTATCGGCGCAGATGTCAAAGGTGCCAATATCGGGGCAGTCGGTGCATTCAAGGCAACTCATCGGCTTGGTGTTTTAAGTTCGGGGACAAAATTGTTGTTAAAGTGGGTGTAACCGCTCTTTTTGAGGTGTTTAAGGTACCATTCGCTCAAGAAGCTGTTGCAAAGATACCGAAAACAGTCGGCAAAGTCGGACTGTTGGGTAATGATATATCGGTTTCGCTTTATGATATTGCCAGCGGCATCGCACGCCACCATCTTCATGTCCCTCGCCACGCCGGGGGCCGTCTTGGGATTTATCTTGATGTCGGGGTGGAATTGGAGCAGGTAATTGCATTGCGCCCGGCTGTTCTCGTGCTTCGGGTTCGGAGCGACCTTAATCTGCCTCTGCGCCAATCCCAGGCCCCTTGCTAATTGCTCGTAGTAGTTGGCATTGTCCCTCTGCGATAAATCGCCCCGCTTGCCCATTGCATCGCCCGTGAGCAGGCAGGAGAACAGGAATGGGGCGTACTTGGCCTTAATGGTGTCCACCATCTTGGGAATGCTTCCGTCCGTGACCTGGAACTCGTCAACGATGTGAACGTGGTCCCCTTGGCTATCCGTCCACATCTGCGCCACCAGACCGCAGAAGGGTTGCAAGTTGAAGTCAAGGGAGATGTAAATGGGTAGGTTCGGGTTGAAGGAAGCGTTGTGGGATTCGTGCTTCTTGGCCTCGTAAGAGATGAAGAAGGGGTTTTCGGGTTTCTCCTGCACCTCCCAATCGCCCTCCACGAATCGTTTGTACTCGTATTCGGGCATATTGTCCCGAAGGGATTGAAGGTAATCTTCGGGGATGTGGGGGTTGTCGGTAATCTTGGAGGGGATGTAAGCCCAGGTGGGGGGAAGGTCGTTCTCCTTCCACTTGTTGTAAATCAACTCCTTCACCCAATTATTGCTTGGGTTGCAAGTGGCCATCACGACAATTGGCGGTCGGCCTTCGCAATTCAGCCACGAACCGGCACGCTCCAAGACCTTGTAAAGGAGTCCTTCCTGGCACTCGTTAATCTCGTCAATCCCACCGCCGTTAATCTCCAAGCCCTTGAATCGGTCAAAGTCTTTATCGGTATCGTAATTCTCGCCCATAAAAATCAACTCGGAGCCGTTGGTGAACCGCACAATCTGCGCCTGCTTGTCCCAAGACGCAACGTGCATCCCTAAGCCTTGGTTCATCAGGGAGGTGAAGGTCACAAGCGTTGTACGCTGAAGCGTGGGCATACTCTGCCTGATAATCACCCACCGGCTGCCTGGGTATTTGGAGCAGAGGGAGATATAGGTTAGAAGGAGGCAGTAAGTCTTCCCGCCTCGGATCGCTCCGCCAAAGAGGATGAATTGCTTCTCCCCCGACAAAGCCATCTTATACGCCTGACTCTGCCTCGCCGTTAGTTTCATCCGTAATGGGTTCAGTCAACTCAAGCACAAACGGCCCCGTGTTCGGTGCGGTGGTCTGCTGCTGGGGCTTGCCATACAAATAGGCCAAGGCCAATTCCATCGCCCGCATATTGCCACGAATCGCCTCAGTCACCAAACGGGCAATCAAGGCATCCATCCGCTTCACCCCGCCAATCGTCCTGTCCAAGTCGGCATCAAGCAAGTCCCGAATATCTCGCCTCGTGACCGTCTTAGGCTTCGTAGAACGAGCGTTTAAGAGAACAGGTATCTCTGCCTTCGGTTCAGCACTCGGAACGCTCTCAGGGGCCTCAGAGACCTCCTCCTCAATAACCTCCGCCCTCTTCTTCTTTACAAACTCATGTATCGCCATGCACCCACAAAATTACCACAAGTCAAGTTTAATTCGCCCAAAAAAAATGGGGGGTACCCCTTTTCAACAAAAAAGGTGTTTTTTCCCACAAAGGGCGCAATTTGTTTTTTATCCCTTACTATATATATAAGTGTCTATATACTATATAGACATCTATATTAAATATAGACATCTATATAACATATAGACATCTATATAGAATATAAACACTTATATTAAATCTTATGCTCATTTTTTTTTGAGTCGCATTTTGGACACTAAAAAGAGTCTAAAAACAGCGTCAAAAAGGTACCCGATTTTAGCCATTTTGTCAAACTGTGTTAAGGGGTGAGAAATAATGTGGGGAGGGGAACTCGCCCCGCTGTCCACAAAAATGGGCGGGTTTGTCCTATTTGCTATACACTACGGGCGGGCCGGGCATACGGGCCACAGGGCCACAGGTTGCAGGGCCTGGGCAATTTGGGGCCTTTTCTTTTCGCCCCTATTGCAGGGCCAGGGCCACAGGTCCGCAGCCACAGGGCCAGACCCTGGGCCAGACATCCAAGCCAGACCCTGGGCCTATCGTCCCAAATTAGGGGTCCCTTCTTTTCGCCTCTCTTTTGGATGTCATCCAATCGCCGGGCCTGATCACCGGGCCAAAGGTCACCGGTCACGGTCACCGGCCCAAAGCAGGACGGCCCAAAATTAGGGGTCCTATTTTCTTACCTTGCTTTTGGGGATCACTCAGCCAAAGTTAGTTTTTTCGGGCGGCCTGTCTGTGGTGGGATCCCCGGCCCTCTGACCTCTCAGCCTGTCAAGCTCTCAGCCCACCCAAATTACGG